TTGGAAGGTGGGTGCAACTACTGGATGGACGATTTGAAATACGACGATGATCGCCCGTGGGTTCCGTGGCAGCACAGTGAGATGCGGGCTAATCGTCGGGCACTCGATAATGAGTTCCGACGCGGTATACCCGACTTGGACATCAAGAACGGTGCCCATTGCATCCGCAACTTCCCGATCAAGGTCTATCACAATGCCGATGACTGGTTCTCTGCCGGTAAAACATGGGAAGAGTATTACGCTGGCAGCGCCGAGATCGACGACGGCGAGGTCACCGAGGGTATGTCATTCGAGGTGATCACGGTCGGCATCAACAATCTGTCGCCCGAGATGAAGATGTTGATCATGAATCCATACACTCGTGACATCGACGCCGAGATTGCGGACCAGATCGTGCAGACAGGTTTGTTCGGGAGTGCGGTCTATGGGTGAGCGTATGACAGAGGAGCAACTGCTTCAGAAAATATATCAAGCCGTTGCGAATACGGGCGTCACCTATAAACAAATCGACTGCGATTT